AATAGGTTCTTCTACATTTGTAAACTCACCTCTATCTTTAGTCACATCCCAAAATTGATTAAATCTATATTTCTGTTCCTCTTTACTATAAAGAATTCTTATATCATTTGCTCCAATTATTGGATAGTTCAAATTTAAATATGGATTTTCTTTTGCATTTAGTTCTAACTTTAATAAACCAGAAACCTGTTCTGTATTGTAAATAATTGCCTCGTCAAAATTAAAATCTAAATCTTGCCATCTATCATCTGCACAACCATTCTGAAGATCTCCTTTATATACATAAGCTTCTAATTGATATTCAACATTTCTTAATGTTGAAACTGCTTGGCCTGTAGTTTCAGTAAATTCAATTTCCCAAGGATAGTTTACAGTATAGTAGTTACTGTAAAGATCACAGCGATAATTATGACGCCAAATACTACCACCAGTTAAACTTGAAGGTACAACATCCAAAGCGTAATAGTTACAAATTACAGGATTTTGATTTACATAATTAAGATTACCAACTAAATATATATCATCGCACACTCCACTTTGAGTTGTTACCGCCCCAGGAACAGGTGGGGGTGGGCAATTACAAGTAACTTTTCTGCAAATTGGATTTTTACCATCTGCCGCAGGACATGTTCCAGTAGGCATAGTATATGTAAGTGGAGTTGTAGTTGTATTAGGATAAACTATTGTGTAACCAGGCGGACAACTACACGTGGAAACTTGATTACATAATTGACTAAAAAGACCATTAACAATAGCCGTAATACCCGCATAGTTATTAGCTGCTATAGCAAATTGATAAGCACTTTGATTACAAGAAATCCTAGGTAATGTTTGTGTCTGAAGTGGAATAGGGCTTGTAGCGCCACAATATACAGCTGCAACGAATTGGTTAGCTGGACCTGCTGTAGAACCACCTAAAGTACTGGATTGAAATGGACACCCCACATCTACAGGTGGAATTGTTTCAGTGTCTGTAATTAAAACAATATACTGTTTAAAATCAGGATCTAAAGTTCTATCTCCTAATTGTGACCCTACTTTATTATCCATAACAAGTTGGCTATATGTCAGAGCAGTGGGTATGTCTGTTCCTGTACTTAGCCAATTTGCCTTTAGCCAAGTGGTTACTTGAGTAGCTGTTAATGTATTACTCATAGAGTATCCATTAGGCTGCATACTTCTATATGGTGGTCCCGGAATACTAGACCATGAAACTACTCCTATCTGTATTTTTCCAGTATTAAGACCATTTTGAACATCAACGTTATTAATAAACTGCTCAACAAAAGTAACTTCGGCATTAGCACGGGACCCTGGACTGTTAGGATCCCCTGTACTTGCGGATGAATCTACAGCAATTATAACATCAAATAGGCAGCTTTCTGATGTTGATGTTATAATTACCTCTTCTTGTTGAACTGTTACTATAGCTGGTGCAGATTGGTTAGTAAGTCTTTCACAAAGTTGAGTGGAAAAATTATATATATATCCAGGAGGGCAATATGGTATTTTAAATGATGATGTTTTTGTAGTCAAAAAATGATTTGTACTAGGAATTGACAACTCAGGGAACCAATCGTGAAAAGAAACCCAGCTTTTAGATTTAGGACTGAAAGAAAGAGTCCAGGAAACATTATCAAAAAATGCAGGATCTCCAAGTAAAACATTTAAAGAAACACCTGATTGATTAGTATAAACAAACTGATTAGTCAAAGAATTAAAGATCATGTTTGCTTTAAACTGTGGTTTTACACTATAATCCTTTTTAGAAAAATAGACAATATCATAGTTGATATCATACACAGATTGACATCCTATTCCAATTACAGGATTGTCATATAAAACACTTTCTTCAATTTGTGGAAATTGAGATTTAAGAACTGAAGGTAAATATTTAGAAAGCCAAGTAACCATCCCATAGTTTGAAATATCAACTAGAGAATTTGCAAACATAAATATTTTACCTTGCTGCTGAGAAATGAAAAATAAACCATAAGGTGTATTTACTATAGATCTCGCGCTTTCACAAGATCCATATTCATTTGACAAATCAGAGTTTGTAACATTCTGTAATGGTTGTGAAAACAAACCACCATCACCAATTGTAAGCTTTACACCTAAATCAGTTTCTAGCCTATCAACACCCTGGAATAGTTGCGGAGATGCATATGGATAAAATATAATTGCGCCAGTCTGATTAATAGGTTTTATTGTGGTTATTTGGCTAAAGTCTCTGTAATTATTTGGCAGAAAAACTCTCCAAAAATCTTTTTTAATTTCGTCTCTAGCTTGTAGAGAATATATTAATCTATTAGGATAATAATCAAAACAAGTTTCTGCTATTTGAGGATTGTAATCACGAGCTTGTATTTGACCAAAATTTGTAAGGTTAGTTATAAATCTACTAGCGCTTAATGAATAGTCGTATTTATAAACATTATCTTTTTTTATAATAGCAGCATCAAATAAATCATCAACATCATTATAACTGTAAGCATCATAATGTCTACCAGAGGGAGTTTCCTCCCAATCTCTTTGAGCAAGATTTATTTCTGATTCAACAAAAAAATCTAAAATTCCATTACAGTGTGTATACATATAAGCATACCGCATTGCAAATGCTGGGTTAGGATCTCCACTAAAAATCCAACGTAAAGCCGAACTGCAAGTATTATTACCTCTATCTAAATAAAAAAGATCGTTTGGAAATGTCACACCTGTTGAATCTTTAAATCCTAAAGTAGCAATTTCATCTGCCAAATTAGTAGTGTCATACTTTTGAGAATTTATCCAAAATCTGGGATATGGTATATTTACACGCTTTAAATAATCATATGTATATTCATCTGGTTGGCCATACAAAAAATCTGAAAAAATAGGCATAATAACTTTTTCTGTATAACGGCCAACATAAGTGTCACCAGCAAATATTTCTTCAGTACTAAACTTATCTGCAGAGTTATTAATTAAATTAATGCACCCACGCATTACAGATTGTTTAATTCCTTCTAGTTGCCCATACTGATTTTGGAAATTAAATTTTAAAGCGCCATACCTCATTGAAACAGTAGAATTCCTAACTACTTCCGGAGCCGTTAAATAGTTGTTAGTTTCTATTACACTTCCGTTGGCTTCTATATATCCGCCAATAACAAATCTAGATTTATCTGTATCAACTGGTGTATTAAATTCATTTTTAATTGATAAAGCCACTGTTTTTGGCCTGTACAAATTATTAATCTTATATCTACCTTCAAAAATTTGAAATGAAGATCCTATATAATTTTGATCAATAATTTCATCTCTGTATCTTTCTCCATTAGTTGTTGGTTTAAATGTGAATATATCAGCATGCGAATTATATTTATAAACAAAGTCTGAAGCTTTAACAAGGTTGTACATTAAATCAATTATTTTTTGAGCACCTTCAGCAATTTTCTGTCTAGAAACTAAAATACCAAGAATAGTTTGTAAAAAAGTAGGTAATCCACCAGATTCATCCTTTATCTCAAATTCTTTTTCCATACTACCACCAACCATCATTGGTGTAGATCCAACTCGTGCTTGAACCGAAGCTTGAGTTGCATTAAGACCTACTCTAAAAAGATTTCCTGTAAGCACTACCGGAATTGTTGCACCGTCATCAGCTGCAACGCCGGCTGCATAAGTACCGGGTTGGGTTACATTTACAGCTACTCTTTGCCTATTTTTATTAGTTGTCATCCCTGGAGTACTCGCAGGAGCCAAAATTACTCCTCCAAGGGTAGTTCCCCTAAGACTACCACCTTGAGCACTAGAATCACCATAAGCGTAGTGTATTTTGGTTTTTCTAAATCCATTAAGAGCATTGATAGTATATCCAATACCTATCAGTCCTGCTAAAACTGCTGCAAGATTTCTTAATAGTTTAAACTGTGGGTGTTTTTCAGATTTGATAAAATTACCCCGAGCCACTCCACTTAACTCACCATAAAGCCGTGCCTCACTTGCATTTAAGTAGACATCTTTAAACATTAACTCTGGAGAATGAAATGTGAAAACTTTTTTTGTATAACCTGTAAGTGGTCTATAGGTATTTACAGATTCTGTTAAACTATCACAACCATCAGTTCTTTTTCCTGGATCTTGAGCATCTCTACCATCATGAAAATATATATCAGGTCTTAAATCATTATATGGATAGTTAGGATAAAGACCTTCAAGACTACCACTATTATTAGGAATTTCATACTTACGCATGTTTCTAAATACACCTTTTGCTAGTATAGATTTAGCACCTTCTCTAGAGCCCCTTAAAATCTCATAACCAATGATATTAGGAATGTATGTTCCATTATTAAATTTAGGTCTTTCAATATCAGAAAACTTAACGCCTAGTACTCTAATAGAATCTGTAGTACTATCATATAATCTTAAAACAGAACTTCTTTCCTCAGTTGGCATTTTATGATGCCTTATAGGCTTACCACACAAGTCAAACTGTGTGTTTGTTGTTCCCCCAATGTTTACACCTGTACTAGGATTAACATACGTGGAATTCCAAATTTCAGGTTTTGTAGATGGATATAATTCTGTAGATTGCCAATAACCCATATCACCAATGCCAATAACTTTTCCACCATCAGGTAAGCTAGTTTGAGCAAGAGATACAACCGTAGAAGTATCATAAATTTCAAAATTATAATTTGGCCCCTTAACAGAATTTATACCATTACTTTGAGCTGTTTCATTAATGGTTTGATTATATTGATTTGTTCCATTTGTCTTAGGATATCTACCTGGAATATGATAAGATTTACTTTTTTCGCCAGTATTATAAATCCACCTTATAAAAAAAGAATAAACCTCATCACGCATAAATGAAGTTTTATTACCCCCATTGTGGTAATAATCTGCCGGATATTCAGCAACAACCCATTGTGCTTTAATTTTATTTGCTAAAGGTTGGTAATTAAAATCAAATTGTTCTGTAGGACCCTTTCGTATTAAATAATCATTTACAACATACATTGCATCTGACTTTTCATAAGCAGGCTTTCTCAGAAAAAGTGAACTTAACGGAACTGTTTCTAGGCTAGGATCAATGAAGTCAATAACAACTGTTGACTGTTCGGTACTGTACCTACCAATTTTTTTTGCAACAAATTGCTGTTGGTTATTAGACAAAATAACAAGCTGATAATTATCAAAATCTTTGTCTAAATTTTTTAACTCAATTTTTAAAGATCCACCGTTTGTAGCATGATCAAATAAACTTTGAACATTTGAAATACCTATATAATCTGTGACAACAGTATCGTTATCCATATAAGCAATGTAAGCTTGATACATACCATTTCTCAATAATCCACCATCACTGGCTTTACTAAGAGTTAAACAAGGTGTATCCATTAAAGGAGCCAACCTTAGTTTCTCACAATCTAAAACTGTAGTATCCTCATAAATTTTACAACTACTGCCAGGTGTTGATATATCTCTTTTAACCCAAGGAATATCATCAACATTTAAAGTTCTAGATGGATTGTTGGAATCATCAAAATAAATTTGCCAAGTACAATCAAAATTTTCTTTTGCGGCTCCTGTTATTAAATATGCTTTTTTAAAATTTAAACAAGGAGCATTTACAATAGTAGTATATGAACAAGTACTTTCATCATAAAAACCAATCTCAGAAGATACATCATCAGTTGAAAAAATATACCATTGGTCAGCTCTTTTGTGAATAAACCCAATAATAGTATAAGGAACTACCCCGCATTCTAAAGTTGCTGGTTCATTACCAATAGTACCAAAATCACCATCAGCAGAATTTAAAATTACATTTCTAGCATGCGACCAATTAGTATTAGGTTGAAAAGATGCGCTTATATCTTTTATCATGCCTTTTGTAAAGGCATTTGTAGAAATAGCGGACGAATTTGTAAACTCTTGCTTTGCCATTTTAGTTTCTTACGGGATAACTCCTAAACATATTATAATATTTGTGATATTGTGCTTTTCGATTTAACATCCAAACCTCTTGCAATTCTTTAAAATTCGGAGTGTTTACAAAACTTAAAGCATTGTTTCTTGAAGCTCTTAATCTTTGTTCAATTAAACCAAGTTGATTAGCTACATTTTCACCTGCAAAAATCATATTCTCAATAATTCTTTGTTTCAAAGCATATTCATAATATTCATTGCAATACGGATGATCTAAAACCAAAAGGTTACCATCTGTATCTTCCATACTGCTTTGATAATTTATATAAACTTTACCAGTTTCAAACGTAGTTAATATAAAACCATCTTTTATTTCTGCAATATCATGAGCCTGTTCATTAACATTAGGGCAATCGCATGTATACTTATTTACAGTTTTTATTCTAAGCGGTGTAAAACTTGTAAATACTCTATAACTATCAGGAGCTTTAAGTTTTTGAATTAATTGATACTCATTCTTATCATTACAGGTTTTAATAACACAAACATCTGTACAGCTTGGATCATTACAGGGACCAGATTCACCTGGCGCTGGTACATAAGGAACATCATTAAATGTTTCAATATGAGTTCCTGAAGGAAGTCTATCAGCAATAGTGTAAGTACCACACCTAAAAGTGTAATTCAAATATGCAAAATCATATGGCAAACGAGCCTTACCATATTCAATATCTAAAACCACTTCTTTAGTCCTATTAATTCTAAGTCCAAGATCATAGTTCACCCTTGCAGCAACTTTAATCAATTGCGCCGGATCAATAAAACCTTCAATATTATAGGTTGAAAAGTCTACAATTACATCATTATATAATTGATCAAACGTTCTATATTTATGTGAAACACTCATTATCTATGGGGATTAATTTTGTTATCAGCATCATCAGATGGAATTTTTATTGTTGTAGTCATAATATTTAAAACTTGCGCTTCAACTTCAGCTAATAAAAACTCCGGAATATTAACATCTTGCTCATAATGAGGAATGCATTTATTATCACATTGCCAATTAGATATATCAGAATCAAAAACAGCCTCAATTTTTACTGCTTCCCATTCTAAATTTGGAAAATATAAATGATGATCTATGAACCAAAAGTACTTTGTTTTATTATATCTAAATGAAGTTGTTTTAGACATTGCTAAATATGTACTAGGTTGTATTGGTTGCAATACCTCAGAACCATCAATTGAAGAAACAGTTCTAATTAAAGGCCCCCAAAAACCTTCAATCATATTTGGTAGCTCGTGTTTTGTCCTCATAAAAGTGCAATCACTTTTAATACCTGAGCATTGAGCTTCAACTCTGTCAACTTCTATTAATTCAACATATGGTAAAGATTTCCATATTGAATTAAATTTCATCAGTTTATTTACGCTATCCTGTCTACGCATTAAAACCTGAGAAAACTTTTGAACAAGACTATATATATACCGGTCAGTAACAAAAGCATCTTGACTCTCTGCTTTTGCTTGACCTCTAATTCTAGATACCACTTCTGCTATTGTTGCCATAATTTATTAATTTTAAATTCCACCAAGAGTTTTTGACACTTTGGAAGAATACAAATGAGCCACACGGTATTTGTTTTTCATAAAAATATATTTTGTCCAGTTGGAAGGATACTCTTTAGAAAGAGTTCTTTTAAAATCCCTAACTGCTTCAAATTTCCATAATTCCCGGTTTTTAAATTTGTATTTAGTTGACCAGTTTGTATAAAAGATTTTACCTAAATTTCCATCAGTCTCCCAATTTTTGTTTTGAATAACTTTACCATATTGTTTTGAAAGAGCATAATTAGTGTTAATAGTTTTACTTGGGTTACAAGTTCCTATAAACAAAAAACCTAAAGATTCAGGTAGTTCAACACCATCTCTATGTTTAATAACACCTTCCCACATTTTTTTATTAAATATTTTAATTATGCGTTTTAACTTGTTATTGTCTACATTTTTATACATTGGGTATTTTAACTTAAAAGCTTGAATGGTTTTTGCGTTTAAGATCCCAAGCTTTTTATCTCTATATCTTGGAGCATTTAGGTCAGGGGCTTTAAATTCAGTCATATCTCAGTATCATTTATAATTTACGAAAAATAAGTGATTAAAAAAAATTTTAAAGAGAATAAACTAACTCACAAACAGTTCCCTTTGCAAAAGACTGGAGCTCTAAAAAAGCAGATCTTCTGTTTCCGGTGTATTTATTGTGATAATGATAGTAATCAGTTTTAGATAAACTGGGTAAGGTTTTATGAACAAAACCAACTTCCTCTGAACCAGTTATATATTCAATTCTTTTGTTTTGATGATAATGACCGGTAAATAAGGTTCTAAATTTAGTATTCCCCCACATAACAGGAAACTCAGTAGCATATACCAATGGTGTACTTTTTGACTTGACATCACCGTGTTCAAAAGCATTAAAGTTTTCACCCCATACATGCACCTTTCTTTCCGCATATTCAATATCCCATTCAATACTTGGACCCTCTATTGATTTAGATAAAGCATGCGCTAGATGAAAAGATGAGAGTCTGTCATGATTACCAGGAATATAAACAACTTTTAGTTTGTCGCAAAACTTTGATAAATATGCAATAGCCCAATGCATGCAATCAAAAGCTTTAATGTAAGTATTTGTGGCATTCATTGAATTATCTACGGGTGTTCCCGCAGTTGTTTGCCCATTAAAAGTATCCATATTAATAAGATCACCACCTATTACAAAATACAAAACCTCTATGTGGTGAGACATAGAGGCTCTTTCTGTAAGATCTTTAATTGCAGATTCAAAATCTAAATCTATTGTATCATTACCCTCTTTACCAAAATGTATATCCTGTAAAGATAAAATTCCACAAACAACAGGTTTTAATATACTCGGGGACTTATAAGCATTGACATAGTGCTTTTTAGGTTGCCAGTTTTTCAAAAGATTTTCAAATAGCTTTTGTTCATTGTTTTGTTTAATCTTTGTAACTAAAGCAGATATCCGCCAACCGTTGTGAACTTGTTTATTCCAATAGGAAGAAAGCCGCCACTCATTGGTGTTAATTTTTAGTATTTTGATTATTTCATCTGCAGACTTGGGCTCAACATTAACAATCATTTCTAATTTTGCCTCACCTTTATCTAAATCATAATGATTTGAAAGCTCTTTGTTAGCATTTTTTTCCTTTATTTTTTTTGAAATTCTAATATATTCCTCCTCTGAAATCCCTAGTTGATGAGCGCAATGAGCATTGCTTTTTTTCCATTTAAATGATTTTGACACTCTTTTTTCTAAATTGTTCATAGTTTTGGTTTAAAATTAAATGTAAATATAAATCGGTTTTTAAAAAAAGAGGCCCTGTTATAAACAGGACCTCCCCCAACATATAGATAGAAAACCAACAAACTACCAAACGTTGTATATCTTAAACTAGAGTTTTGATTAAAATTTCAACACTATCACAGGGTGTATTTTGATAAAGAGAAACAAGTTTGATTTTATAATCGGTGTTTGGTGTAAGATTTTTTAAATCATACTTCAAAACTGTAGGAGCAACAGGAACACTGTTTGCTAAAACCCAAGCTCCGGGATTTACTAAAGTATTATAATAAACACTAATACCAGTTGTAAATGTTGACTCATTATTCCATAAGACAACAACCCCGGTGTTTGTTATATTTTTAGCATACACATTATAAGGTGCATGATGTACATTATCAGCATTACAAGCGCCAAAACCGTTAATTAAAATTAAAGACAATTTTTGAAGAATCATATCAAATCTGTCTCCGGTACTAATTTGAAAAATATCATTCCCGCTTTGAATTCTAAACGCAGTACCGCAATAACTGACACATTCGGCACATTGAATATCGTCACATCTTTCACTACCTACACCACAATCTGTGTAAACACATGGAGAATGCAAAGCTGTATCATCACAACCGCAAGGTCTAAAAGGATTACATTTACTACAATGACAAGACATATCTTTTCAGTTTAAGGTTATGGTTATGGGCAATCTTCTTCACATTCAGGTAAAGATGCATATGTACCTCCGGGTCCTTGTACTAGAACACACACGCCATCAACGCAGTTGTAAGATGTTGCTCCTATTAAAACAATCGTATCTATCGGGCATGTTATAGTTGATGGACCATATGTAAGTGTTGTAATTATATTATAAGTTCTATCCACAATACCACCACTAAATGAATAATTAATTGTTGTAGATTGATTTGTTAAAGTAACACTTCCAATCGGAAGTCCTGTTACAGTATCAATAGCAACAATAGTATAAATAGCAGATGTACCTAAAGTATTAGTAATAAGAATATTAATTAAATTACTGTCAGATGTAACTAATTTAGTTGGACAAGGTAAATTTATAGGTATAATTGCGGTTTTTACTTCAGAGCATGTGCTCGATCCATCAGATACACAAAAAGGAATAGAAAGTGTAATTGCTTGATTTATATTTAAGCCGGTCAAAGAAACATTTGCTGTAGTTGAGGTAGCTTTTAAACTTGAAATATTAAGATTCTGAGTCACTGATGTACCATAATAATCAGTGAGTGTAACTACGGTAACACCGTTGCAATCTGTAAAGCCAGCTGGAATTGTAGAATTATTAAAATTAAGAGTCAAAACAGAAGGTAAGTCACCACCACCAAGTTGATAAGAAAATTCAAAATCAACAGCTGAACATCCAGTGGTACAACAGTTTTCTTTTATGTTTGAAACAGCAGAATATAAATCACAAAGAACCAACCATTGATTTATATTTGATTCTGCTAAAGTTGCTGGTGAAGTAACCCAGCCTGGAGATGAAGAATATGTACCGGGTGCACTTAACCGATTAGTATTTCCAAATATACATTGTGTAGATATAGCCGTATTTACTAATGATACATTTCCAACAGCATTTCTAAAACTGCAAAAATCATATTCAAGAGCCAAAACAAGTTGCGAAATAGGAACTAATGTTGAAGGAAATAAACAACTTGATATTACAGATGGTCCTTGAGGATCAGATTCTGTACAAGGTAACACGCAAGCTTCTAAAGTTGTAACTCTGGCCGTAAGAGCTGTTAAAGCTGTTTGTAATGTAGTTATACTAGTAAGTATATCACAAATCTTAGTTCCTAATAAAATAGCAAAATCTCTAATAGGAAGAGATAACGCCGGATTAGGTGGTGAATTTTGTAAACAAACAGGTACAGTTATAGGAGCTATAGGCGTTGCCGGTGTAATATCACATAAATATGTGATAATTGCTTGCAAAATACCATTTAAGGTAAGAGGTGTATTTGCGGGTAAGCAGTCTAAACTTAGACTTGTAACATCTGGATTGCACTCACAAGTAGCATCAATAAGATCACAAAGCTCTGTGGCTAATTTAGCAATAACGTCACTTACAGTGTCCCCAGTACATAAATTAATACATGGAATATCCGGACCCTGCCAAATTACACAATTTGATGAAATTGGTGCGCAAGGTCCGGTACTTTGGTTTACAGGTATCATAAATCTTTAATTTTAATAAACAAGTTGTATATACTATAATATACAAAATGTTTACCACCCAAACAAATATTTTGGGTGGTAAAATAAAATTAAAAATTTAAAGTTAAATGTTAGTAGGAGAAGGATTTTTTGTAATTTTCCCATCCTCTAAAGAAATGTTTACCTCTCCGTATTTCTCTTGGAGTCTGGCAACTAAAGTATCATAAGCAGTTTTTACATCAGCCAATTTAGAAATTGCCTCTTGTTTGCTTAGTTCAATAGTAGCAAAAGTAACAAGGTGATTCTGATAAAGTGCATTAGTGTTCTTAAGTTCTTCTAGCTCTTCAGAGCTAAGTCTTTCAATTTCTTCAAAAGAAATGTTTTCGGCTACTTCTAGGTTTGTATTTTTCATCATTTCCTGGGTTTTTAGGTTTGGTTTTTTACTCATGAGTTTGGGGGTTAAAGGGATATAATTAAAAATATTACTCTATAATTAAAATTTGTTTCCAAATTATTAAAATCTTCAATTTTAAAATCGTAGTGTTCCACTTCAATTTCTTTAGAAATTACATCAATCCAATCTTTAACAAACGTTTGATAATCAGTGTTTTCTAAAACTTTTCCGTCATCTTCAATAGTAGGTTCAATAACAAAATTATTATTATTATCTAAAGTACCATATTTGCGTACAAGATCTAATCTTATTGATTCACTTTTAGTGAATTCATCTAGTGCAATTCCAGAAACCTTTGATAAATAATACCTAAGTTTAAAAGGTAGTTTCTCACTAAGTAATCCTGGAAAACCATTGGGAATACCAGTCAATTCAACATGCAGTTCTCTAAGATCCTGAACAGAAAGTGTTGTTCTTTTAGTTTGCATTTTTCTATTTTTTTACAAATGTAAAATAAAATTTGTAAACATCCAAATAAAATTAAATGATATCTACAATTTCAAACTCAGCATCCGGGTATCTATTTTGTAAACCATCTAAAACTAATTTAGTTACTTCAAATAAAAACTTATCACTAATAGTTTTTGCTTTGTTAGTTTTATCAAAACTGCCAGAATCAACATAAATTGGAATACATTCCAGATGATAATTACCTTCTTTGTAATATTCTTTAGAAGGATACATGTAGCAGTCTACAGGAATAGACCCGCCGTCTGCAGCAAGGCGTGGCACCAGACGAAAATAAGGGTTCTGATAGGTCCCATGGTTGTGCACAATAGAAGATGTAGCTTGAATGGCCATAAGGTTTGTTTTTTAAGGTTTGTGAGTTTTAAGTTTTTCAAGTGCTTCTGCAGCAGTAAGCTGCCTAGCGTCTTTAAAAAGTTTGGTAGCTTCTTCTATGTTGAGCGTTATCACAGGCACACCGCTTTGACGGATGCGCTCCAGTTGCTCTTCAGAAGGATTATGGATAGTATGGTACATAGCAAGGAACTAAAACAATAGTGCCATTAAGTTTGATCTCCATCCAGTAGTCAGGTGTGCCTAGTGCGTTGTTGTCTGATGTGTTTCCATAAATTTTGTTCAGACTTCCACTTGGTGTATACTCAAGTGGTGCACCATTATACTGTGCTGCATCAATTCGAATGTATTTACCAGTTGATGGTTCTGATGACAAGTGTATCCACTCTGTAGGATCAACATGAATACCTACACCTGTGGCATCTGCGCGCAATCTTCTGGTGCCGTTGGTTGCAAGTGCAATGGCGTCTGTAGCAGGAAAATAAATTCCAGTGTTCGTATCAGAGCTGTTAAGACCTGCAGAAATAGAAGGTAAACTAACTGTACCAGCGCGTACTCTGATCTGACCATCGTCCATGACTGTCAGAGCTTCTGTACCTGCAGAGTTTTCTACTCTCAAGGTAGCTGTTGACGATGTAGCTCCTATCCCTCTGATCTGCATCCTGGTGTTTGAAGCTTCTGAAGCGCCCATTCCTACACTTATAACACCATCTATGCCAGAGATGTAGATAATCCTGCCAGCTGTAGTAGATCCTGCCTGAAAAAAAATATCAGAATTTCCACCAGCACTACCGGTGCTGTTGGCAATAAAACCAAGCTTGCGATCGCCAACAGAATTAATTAGAAATGTGTCCTGAAGAGAGGAGTTAGCATAGATTGCATTGACGTAGTTAATCTGACCCATGGCACTGTTGGCAGCGTCATATATAGTCAGTCCATTGAGTGCATTAGAAGTGTTGGATGTGTTTCTGATGTTGACACCCTGAAATGTATTATCAGCATAGGTAAACGTAGGTACACCGCTGCTGTTGATGTTCATTCTTTCAACACCTGCCGTTGCTATGCTGATGCTGTCAGCTGCAGGAAAGTAAATACCAGTGTTTGTGTCAGAGCTGTTCAGCCCCGCACTGATGGCAGGTAATGCAGCAGTTCCTGCAAGCACATTGATCCTGCCATTAGAGTCTATCCGCATTGCCTCTACACCACCTTCCACAAATCCAATGGTATCTGCCGCGGGAAAATAGATTCCAGTATTGGTGTCAGAGCTACTCAGACCCGCTGAGATAACAGGTGCAGATACAGTTCCTGCAGTAAACCTGATTTGACCTGCCTGGTCAACGCGAATCCTTTCTGTGGCACCTGTGTACCAGCGAAACGTACCAGAAGTACTGCTGCTAGGTATGGAAAACCACAAGCTGGGCACACCGCTGTCAGAACTAAACCCAATGGCTGTATCTACTGCACTGGCACTTACAGAAGGATTTAGAACTAGTTTGGTTCCTACACTTCTTGTAGTAACCGTTGGCGCACCTGCACCGTTTGCGTTAAAGTCAATCCTGTTGCCTGTAGCACCGTTCAGATAAAGCTGACCACCTCCTGTAGCAGTGTCATTTGCTTTGGTGGAAACAATCTGCGCTGCCTGGTCAATAGCAATTGTGCCAGACGTAGTGATTGTGCCTCCGGTAAGTCCTGTGCCTGCTGTAATGCTGGTGACAGTTCCACTACCACCACCACCACCGGTTCCAAGTGGTCCAACTGTAACGCCATTAATTCTTACAAACAGTCCTGTACTAGTAGTCCACATGTCACCATCCGCAGGTCCACTGGGAGCAGTGCCATGTGGAAGTCTAATAGATGCATTACTAGTAGTACAAGCTGGTGCAATCAATAGACCAGAAAAATCAGCACTAGAAAGGATTCTAAGAGGCATATATAATTTTAATGTAAATATAAAACAGGTACCTTAAAAAAAGTACCTGTTTTATAAAATATTAGAATATTAGTCAACCCTAAGAATACTAACCCTAAGGGTATTAGCATTTTGGCTAGCAGCAAAACTAAATGAGAGAGAATTATTATCAGTAAAAACAGTGTCCGCAAGAACTAACTCTTTTCCAGCTCCAGCTTCTCTAAGAGTAACAATAAGATTCTCACTATTCAAGTTATGAGTAACAGACCAACTATTTGCAGTACTAGACGGGCCTTGGGCACTAAATGATTTAAGAGCAATAGTTGGGTTACCACTAACACCATCGCCATTACTAACAGTAATACCACCACCATATCCGGCACCTTGGCTAGTAGGGGCACTACCAGTGCCCGCAATAGTCCTATTTGTAACAGTGCCATTTCCGTTCCTGACAACAAAACCATTTGCGGCAAGATTATGCAAAGACAAAACATTACCTGTGGCAAGCGAAATAGTATTACTAGTAATATCAATACCAGTTCCAGCTGTAAATGAACCAGCAGAACTAAACTGAACAAAAGTAATATTTGTAGTACCTATAGTAGCACCAGCATCTGTTGTACAAACAAAACCTCTATCTTGATTAGTGGTACCTGTCTCAACAAATGTAAATGCACCGGGAATCTCAGTATTCACATCAAAGTCAGTAGCACGTGTAAGTACTGGACTTACACCAGGACCACCAACAGTGGTAACTGTATAAATACCATTTTGAGCTGCAGTACTTTGATCTTTAACTAATAGACGGTCACCTATAGTATTAACAGAAACACCATCAATACTCAAAGCACCTTGGAAAGTAACAGTCAAAGTTGCACCAACTCCTGAGGATCCGTTAGCATAAGTACCAGCTATATTTGCCGTAGTGGCAGCTTTTACAGAAGCTTTAACATCAAGACCTTGGGCAACACCGTCAACATATTGTTTATTAGCAGCATCAGTGGCAGCGGTAGGGTCAGCAACGTTAGTAATCTTTTTAGAAGCAACATCAACAGAACCTGTTCCAGTAGGAACTAAGTTCACATTGTTGTTTCCAGCCGCAGAAGTAAATGTAAGAGCGCCAGTACCCGTAATAGAACCCGAATTAGTTCCAGTACCACCGCTGGCTACAGGTAAAGTGCCTGTTACTGCGGCTCCTTGACTAAGGTTAAGCGCACCAAACGCAGGTACTCCACCAGCACCCGCTAACAAAACCTGATGTTGTGAACCAGCTGCAGTTACTGACAAAGCATTGCCAGCACTGCCATATAAAATACCATTTGCTGTAAAAGAGGTTTGACCAGTACCACCACGAGCTACAGTTAAAGTACCAGTTGTTCCGCCAACAATAGGTAAATTTGTACCGTTTGTCAAAATTACATTACTAGGTGTACCAAGATTCGGAGTTGTAAGAACAGGACTATTGGAATAAACCAACGCGTCACTTCCCGTAGCTGAGTAACTCCCCTCATACAAAATATTCCATCCTTCATTTTCAGCGCCAGTAGTTGTAGTACAAACAAATCTGACTATTTGGCCTCCAGCTACCGGTCCAAGTGATATAGGACCAACAGCACTAACGTTCACATCGCCTTGTGAGTTGTCATTAATAATAGCAACAGACCAACCTACATATAATGTAGCAATAGATGGTAATGTAAGAGCTTGGGTTGCAGTTCCAGTAAAAACTTGCCTACTTGCACTAGCCGAAGTAAGAGTAACAGCAGTACCTGATTTGGCAGTAGACGCATAACCTACAGTAGCATTAGTAACTGTAACCGTACTAGTTCCACTTACACTAATACCATTACCCGCTGTAATACTTGTAACACCAGCAGAACTAACCCAAGTAGTACCATTATAAAAGAACAGGTCATTACTAACATTATTGTAATAAATCTGACCTGCTACTGGTGAGGCTGGGGCGCTAGCTAAAGGATCAACCACTGCATTCTGCAGTTTGTTCTTTTGCATATCAATATCAAACGACTGAATATGCGATAAAATTCTTAGTGACATAATTTTTTATTTGAAAGTTTAAGATAAATAGGCAGTTCCTGCCATTGGGATTATAAATGTTATTGTTATAGTGTTTAAATTTACATAAGATATTTGTGCCATAATATCATCACCAGATAAATCTTCTATTGCTACATTTGGATATTTATCTAAGTTATGAACTATAGTCCAAAGCGCTGATGGTGTAGGTTGTGTAAAAACAAAAGAATCTGGTTTTATGTTTTGTATTTCATCTTGTATAACGTTTAATTGATTTAAAATGTTAATTAAAACTTTATTGTCAGGACATACTGTGACTTGAGGGCAGGTTTCATCTGTGCATGCTGTATTAACCACACTTGTTCCAACAAGTCCCACATTTACAATGTTTGGAACACCGCCGGAACAACTTGACTCACAAGGTGAAATATCTTGCCAATCACAAATTTGCTTTTTAACTTTTAATTTTTCTAAATCAATATAACAGCATGAGGCAATACCATACTTCTTTTCTTTGAAGCTCCTGTAAACAGCCTCTCCAAAATTTTTTTCTGTTTGTATTGTCTTTGCACTCATTTTATTTCTTTTTGCTTTTTTCATAATCAGATAAACAAGTCTTATGAACAAGACTTCCATCTTGAGCAGTTGCCTTCTGGCAACCGCAAGAAAAACCTTTTTCGCAATGTTTACAATTCATAGTTTTTATTTACAGCCGCAGCTTTTGCAAATTATTTTATCTAACCTTTTAAGAGCATAATTATACATATCCATACCTTTAGATGGGCTGCTGCAATATTCAACATTAGCAACGGCCCCATCTATTACAGTTTTAATGTATTGTAATTCTTTAATCAAATCAGCTTTATCAGAAAATGGTTCACAATTATTAAGATCAAGGCAGCAAAGAGTTTTGTAATAAGCATTTAAAATATTTGTAATTCTTAAATGATTGTATTCAACATACACTTTATCATTTGGAGCAACGCTATATCTTATCACATAAACACCATCTGATAATGGTGCTCTTTGCTCATTACAACCCGTGGTTTGTATTCCTAAATCACAAGCGTTTAAGTTTATAAAAAACCCCGGAGTTGTTTGAACTAAAATTGAAGACGTAAATCCTGGTAAAGTAATTAAAACTTGTGTACAATCTATAGGTAATAAATTAGAATACGTACTAGTATCTCTTATAGACAAAATTTCACAGTTAGCTACTGTAGGAACTTCTAAGCTTAAGATGTGCTTACTAGACATTTAATAGATTATTACAATTATAATATAATGAAAAAAAAAGATAAATCAAAAAAAAAGGTGAGTAAATTCTCACCTTTTTTTCTAATTTTACATTTTATTAAGGAGTCTGTATGCCATTTTCAAAACTAATTGGGTTGCCAGATGATCCACAAACAGTTGCAATTTTACCCATCAATGTATCCATTGCAGTAATTGTTGCAGTTTCACTACACTTCACATAAATCTTGTACACATATTGATCATTATCAAAAGTGCTAGTAGGATTATTCAACCTTGGAATGCTATGCTGAATGTAATAAACTTTGTACAAGGCATCACGATCAATTGCAGCAAGAATATCATCAGAACCCTCAATTTGACGAATACGTGCTGAATCTGGGTTTCCTTGATTATAAGGAGATTGCATGTAAGATTCAGTGAGAAGAACATCTCTCAAAACAGTTTCACCGGAAGTTTGCTGCATTGTTCCAGCAGTTGTAGTTACAACACCACATGTATTGCAAGGATCACCGGTTTCATTCAAGATTGAACCAATCAACTGAACAGGCTCTTTACCATAATAATCACGAGTGTCAAAAGAACAATTACCAAACTTAGTATCAACATAAGCACCTTGGAAAGTAACAGAAGCAACAATGTTAGCAGTAACTGGATCTGCAGAAGGAGTATAGTTTCCAGAAGAAGCCAACCCCAAAACTTGTTGAATAGTGTAAGTAACAGCAGCTGCGGCACCAACTTTTACAGTCATTCCACCGCCTGGTTTTTCAATTACAAAAGGCTTGATGATAGGATCTTCCAACAGCATAGCAGCAGCTTTTGCCAAAGCAACAGCAGGATCAAGATATTCTTGGTCAATTGCACAGCAATTACCAGGTACAACATTTACTGCAGAACTTCCAGAACTATCACCAATTGCATAAGCATTATGATTCAAAAATCTCAATGCTGGAGCGCCTTTGACATCTAAACGCAAAAACAAATTTGATCCACATGGAGCACAAGTAGGTCCAACTTCAATTTTTGTAGTTGCTGCAGTAGCAGTTACACAGTCAGAAGAATACAACCGGCTCACATATCTTGGATTAATACCCTTAGACTTAACGGATTCTGTGTACCCGCCATGACCAGGATTGTTACCAATATTATCTTGGGTATGAAAACTACCTTGAACAAGATAAAACAAAATACCAGTTGGAATTGTGCCAGCACCAGATGCAGCAATAGATGCCCATGTGTTACCATTTACAAGTTCAAACTGTCCAGGAGTAAAAGCTGATGTTTTTGTACCAGCAGCGGCAAAGCTATTTACAACAAATGCTTTGGAAAAAGAGTGATTAAAGTACGACATTTTTTTTAAATTTAAATTTTATAAATAAACATTTTGTGCACCGTGCACATATATAATATAAACTATTTTTTTCAATTTTCAAACATTTAAGCCAAAAAAATTAATTTATATTTTGCTGAGTTGATTGCATCTTTTACAGTTTTAGTTGTTTCTTTCTGCAGATTGTTGTTCTCTTTGCATTTGATTAAAGTTTTCAATATCACCGGCTATGATGGCAGCTGTATCATCAAGAATAACTTCTGTAATATCATCTTTAAACTCACATATAACATCAGTGGTAGAAACAACTCCTGTGTAAGGATTTAAAGAACCAGCAAATTGAATTTTTACAGGTTGTCTATAGTAAGTTAAAACTGAGTTTGAAACATTAAAATCTCTAACATAAATCCTAACTTTATTGTTAATCAAAGTGGCAATAGTTTCACTCCAATCAAAGTCCGGCCTTTTCAATGGATCCCTTAAATATAAACTAATATTAGCCTCTTCCACAAGATAAACAGTCATTGACCTAGGTTTTTCACAACACTCAGTAAAAGCATCGGTGGTCAATCTTTTATATTCCAAATAATCCGCGGGAGGAAAATTAGTACTTTCAAAATATTTACCGTTAGAAGTTCCAGTTAAATTAAATTCAGTTAGTAAAATTTGTAAATCATCAATTCTCCTCTTAGAATATTCATCCCCTTCTTTGTATAAATTATTTCCGTGAAGCATACGTCTAACCCATTCTACTTGAGCTTTATTAAAAGCCTCAATAATCTGCCAGTTTTCTATATTGTCATAGTCATTACTAGAAAGCTTGTTAAGTCTTTGCTTTAATTTCAAACGTAGAATCTGATTATTCATATAATTAAATTACCCAATATGTTTCAATTTTATTTAACAAAGATGTTAGAATTTCTTCATTAATTGGATCCTTTAAAAATTCAACTACTTCAGATGGGTTTTTACCCAGCTTTTGAGTGCCGTCAAAAGTTTCAATCCAACCGTTTGCTTTTGGCACAATAAATCTATAAAATATTGAATCTTTAACTAAAGCTCTAATTTTCAAATCCTCCATTGAAGATTCTGATGTATCTAAAAACTGTTTAGCCGCCCTAATTTTATTAGTTTCAGATCCTTCCCCATTAATAAACAAGTCCATGTTCTCATACAAAATATCATTCGGTGTTGACTTAGTATATTGCGTACTATTAATATCAACAACTTTAGCAACATACATAAGTTTATTTGTATTAGTATCATAAAGCTTTTGAAGCTCTGCAATTGCTCTGTTTCTAATTTTACTAAGTTCAGTCCTTGTGTTAACAGTTTCTTGCAATTGATCTAAATAAAACTTAGGTGAATCTGAAGAAGATTTTGCCTCTTTAAGCGATTTTGCAACAATACTAAAACCACCAGCATTTATAGCATACAGCTTTATAAGATCATAGGGATCTGTTTCTGGGTCTAAATAAACTGGGTCATTGCCACAACGTAATGAAATTTTAGACCAAAATTTATCATTATCTGGTTTAAGTAGAGTGACTTTATTCCAAAAATCTTTGTCTTCTGGGTCAATTACATTTGCAGCAAGTTCAGCTTCTAACTGAGCAACCACCTTTCTAATCTCTTTAATCTTTGCAGCTTTTTCTACAGCAGGTAGTTTTTTTACTTCTGGAGCAAACTCATTTAAGCCTGTCACATATCTTTTAACACCATTTAATTCCAAACAAGCTAAAGACTCTTGGTGCCAAACACCATCATACAGAGCCATTCCATAATTTTCTAAACCCATGTTCTGTTTATTAGAATCAAAGTATGGGCGGATTGCAATAGTTTTGCTTTTGTTTTGTTGATACTTTTCTACAATTGTGTAATCATTCATAATGTTTTGGTTTAGGTTTTAAATTATAACTCAAAAGTACATAATTATGTACATTTTTTATAATCTAATGCCGGTTTCCCGGCAAAAGTTTTTTGAGTTTATGCTGTTACTACAGTAACAGCTTTTGTAGTAGTGTTAAGATACAAATCCCCAACAGCCAAACCAGCAGTCACTGCTGCTGCGTTATTAGCATAAGATCTGGCAACTAAGGTGCTTTGGACATCAGCAAAAGCCTCAGTACCAAATTCCGACCTTTTAAAAAGACCGGCTGCAACAATTGCATCAATAAATTTTTCAATAGTTACATTTGTAAACTCCCAAATGTATTTAAAAGGTCCTTTTTTATAAATTGACATAATTTTTTTAAATTAAATTGTTAAACAAAAAAAGTGGGGAGGCACTCAGACCTCCCCTCTTTTGATTTACAAATTTTAGAACGAACCTCCCGTAACTGGGTTTCTCATTACAATTTTAAGAACCTTGGTTGGGTCTTTAACCCAAATAGCAGGCATTGTTTGGCTCATGTACACACGGTATCCGTTGAATTGACCGGAGCTTGCAAAGCCTTGACTTCTACCCATATAGTCCATAGTACCATTTTGATAGAACCACTTCAGTTGATTATCCCAGCTAAGTTTCAAAAGATAAATGTTATCATTACCATTTTCAGTGACATCAAAGATGATGAAGCTATAAGAGCTCAAAGGGCGGCCGTCAATCAATGGATTTTCAACATCGTTTGTATGCAAGTTATCAAATGCAGGGTTAAGAACAAACTTAACATTTGCCAAAAACGGAATTGTAAAGCTGGTATAAGCAAATCCAAAATCAAGATCCATGCCTTTACCATTAACAGCTCCAATTTCAGAAGCATTCTGAACCAAACCAGAACCATAAACTTCATCAGCAATTGCTTTATTAATCATTTGCATACCGCCAATACCGGTTTGAACAACAAGCTTGCGTTGAGGATCCGGACCTTTGAATTCAACTTTACCTTGATAAAAGTTGTAAAGTTCAGATTTGAACATATCAAGAGAAAATGAAGATTTGTTGTACACTCTCTTAAATGAATTGTCAAGCTGACTCCACAAACCTACAGACAGACGAATATCATCTGGACCATCTTGCTTAACTCTACCACCTTTACCCCACATCAAGTAAGTTTCAATGTCGTTTGCAATTTTGCTAAGGTGAGCAGCTTCAAGGTTAGTAATAAAAGTTCTTGACAATTGACCGCTTTCAAAAGCCTGCCTTGCGCCAGATTTACCCATAGCAGCAACAAGTTCTTCAATTGAAGATACTGAAGGATTGTTTTGATCTTGGTTAAAGTTCCTCCAAATTTCAGTTACTGGTACAGTTCCATCAGCATTCAAACCACCTTTGATCATCAAATCTGCGCGGCTAGAAATTGAATAATGAACGTGAGCTTCAGCTCCTCCTACAAAGTTGTAGAACTCACGAAATCCTGAACCTGTTTCCATGTCAGAAAAACGCTCACCATACTCACCACGGGCGGAACCCTTACGGAAGAACTTAGTGCCAGGAGCAAGATATTTATTTGCAAGTACTGCGGAGTTATTGTTATTTACCAGCTGAACAGTGTAAATAAAACCATCACCTGCAGAAATAATATCTGCTGCGGTAATATACAATTCCAAACCATTGTACTTATCATAAGTGATAATATCACCATGACCAAAAGATCTCTTAGACAATTTGATAGTAAAAGTAGTACCATCAACACCTTTTGTAGTGTTAGCTGGATCAAGATCCAAAACAATAAAAGGAAGATCCTGTGCAATAGGAGTTTGCCATTTGTATTCTCCACGGGCATTGTCTACCAAAATAGTATTTTTGCCACCAAAAGAAGCCATTTGGTACAAGGGCATTTCAACTTTTTGTGTCATTGCCCACAAATCAACAGGACCCATGTCCATAGGTTCTGCGCTACCCAACATTTGAGTTAGGTGATATGAATCAACGTGAGAACTAGCCTTGTAGTTAGTATCTCTCAGGAAGATTCCATTGTTTAAAACTGGTGTTGCCATAATTTATTTTTTTTAATTGTTAAAGGTTAAAAGCGTTTAAAAATGTTATTTTGTCTTTGTATTTTTCTTTTACTGTTTGGTTCTTCATTGTCATATACTCCTGTAGAATTTGCACTATTGTTTGCTTGTTCAATTTTTAGTTTTCTAACAGTTGCTTCCACAGCTTTTTGAGATCCTTTTTCCATGATTTTAGATTTATAACCATCAGGATCAGATAGCAACCAAAGTGCCTCTGAAATTAAAGCGTAATTTGGTTCAACAAATTGATACTTCTCTAAAAGATGCCCCAAAAGATTTGTATTTCTACCACTAACAGAAGGATAGTTTGGTTCAACTAAACCTGCAAAAAGCATATTTTGTGTCTTTTTATCTAATTTAATTTCACCAAGTTGACCATCTTTTAAAGTTTCATAAACATTATGAGCATATTTACGAGATGCATTTTCTTGTTGCCTACGTCTAAGTTCTTGTTCTTGAAGTTTTTGAGCTACAACTTCTTCTTGCATTTTGTCCAATTTTGGCTTAAACTTATTAGCTTGTGCTTCAAGTTTACCAAGATCTTTCCAAACTTCAATCTCCTCCTCAATTTCATCTTGTGTACCATAACCGGTGAAATGTAAATAATTTCTAATTATTGTCTCTTGATCCTTTTCATCTTTAACATCAAGCTCTCTAGTTTCTTCAACATAAGCTAGTGTCTGAAATAAACCTTTAAGATCAGAGCCACCGTTTGCTACATAACGAGCAGCAATTTGCAATTCTTCAGGCAAAGACTCAAAAAATTGTTTAGGAGTTTCCATTCGAGTCTGATTAGCCTTTTCTTCCAAATTAGCTTCAATCAGTTCTTCCCAATCTTTTATTGTGTATTCATCAAAAGGTTTATCATCATCAAAAGGAACAAGTTTTTGTTCTTTAATTAGTTTATTAAAAAGATCTGACATCCCCTCAATTTTCTTCCTCCCCCTTGTTTCAATTTTCTCATCATCAGATAAATTTTCTAAATCTTCTATGGTAGCTACTGGAGTTTTATCTTTATTTTCATCAGGTTTATTATCAACCACTTTATCTTTAATATCATCTTTATCATCATCAGAATCTTCGGTGAATGAAAAATCCACAGGTTTTGATTTAGAAAAAATATTAACTGCTTTTTTCTCTGAACCAGACTCTGGAACAGTGATGCTATCCGCAGAGGCGGCTCCTCCAAAAAGTTGATCAATGTCTAGATCAAGAACTTCCACTTTAGTTTGCACGTTTTGTTGTGTACTCATATTTTTTTGGTTTGTTGGTTATGTATATAATATATAAAATTATTTTTAAATTAAACCTATAAAATTTTTTTGAAATGAAATATTTTACATCATATGGCTATAATCAAAAATAATTTTTACTTTAAACTTTAATCATTTTTCTTCACTCCTTTATCATACTTATTTTTATTTTCTCTAGCTATCTCAAGCTGAGTTTGAGCAACTTCCCGTTGTGTGTTTAATCTTTCTTTTTCAACATTAAGTTTGTCTCTTTCAATACTACTTTTAACGGCATTCTCTTCTCTTTTAAAGTTCATCTGCTCCTGATACTCTGTTGTCTTACGTATATCAGTCATTGCATCTTTATAATCTGAAATCATATTCTTATTAACATCTTGGCCAGAACCAAAGGCAGCAGATCTAATTTCAGCAATTAAAATATCTTTTTGCCTATTCTTCTCATTTTCAGTGATTTCAAAATTTATTTTCTCTTGATTCTCCTGTGCACGAGCCTGAAGTTGTTGTTCTTGCATCTGCCTTTGGTTTTCCATTGCCCTCTCTCTAATTTCATTTTGTTTTTCCTCAGAACTCTTAAGGGCAGATGTAATTTCAGCCATTGATTCAGATTTAATAATATTACCGAGATCATAAATAGAGGCGCCGGCTGTATTATTTTGAATTGCAAGTTGTTTAAGTTGCTCTAAAACAGCTCTGTGATTGGTTTTTGTTGTAGCAAAAATGTTAAAATCTCTAAGCAAAAGCTTTGTACCATTAATAGTAAAATTAACTTTTTCCGCTTCACTTGTTATATAACTAAGCCTAACACTTGGATTTGAACTTTGATAAAACTGTGCTAAATCCGTTCTCATCTGATGAACACGAGGCATCAAATAATCAGAGTGCTGATTAAAGTAAATTTCTGTTTGAGCGTAAGATTGATTTAAGGCTTGTGTAACACCAGTGGCAGTTTCTTGTCCAATTGGAGCGCCAAGTCTTTGCGGATTAATTCCAATTGAATCAAAAGCCTGTTGTTTAAAATAATTAGAAAGCTGAATTCTTGTCATTAATCTATTTGTTTGTTCAAGATTCAAAGTTTGATAATGCTGAAAAGATAAAGGGTTTTCGGTGTTAGTAATGCTAGTATCTAAAGGAAGCATCTGAAAATTTTTCATGGCTACAAATGCCTTAGCATAATTACCCTTTCCCCAATCCTCTCCCATAGAATGTCTAGGAAGAGCATTTTGATCAAACATAATAACTGTGCCAAGCTCATCCACCAATATATCGGCAATTTGATTGTTAACCATATTATAACCAATCTGATAAGCTTTCATTAAATCAACTAAAGATGTTGATTTTGTATTTCTATCAGAGAACACACGACCCTCAACCGGTAATTTGCATCCATACAAAGTTTGACTGCCTTTAAATTGAAAAGGAATTCTGCCTGGTTTTTTTCTATTTATACCCAAATAAATTGGGTTGATATTATTAGATACATTTGATCTCCAAAAAGCTGGAAGGTTTGGTCCAATTTTAACACCACCCCAAACTTCATTAATCCAAATCCATTCAATATGTTCTCCCTCAATAAGATTTTCTTTTGTTTTGTTTTTAAACATTGATGTATCGTATATAGGCTTTTCTGTAACCTTAAATGTTTCATCAATAATTTCTTGAATTACCTCACCTTCTGAAGTTATTTTAGTTAAATGACCTAATTTTCTTTGTGTTTTCCAGTAAGTTGTGCAGACTCTCATTAAATATCTTTCACCCCAAGTTGAAATATCATCCCCCTCTTTTAAAATAGAACTTAAAATATCCCCGCCAATAGCTGGATCATTAGTCCAATTACTAACAAAACGTCTATAGTCAAGACCTGGAGAATTTGTATTCCACTCATGCGACTTAGTAGCATCATAATAACTGCCATCATTTTGGTATCCATTTACTTGATACAATGCTGATTTAGCAGGGTAAATATTCTGAAGAGACACTAATTGTTCTTCTGTCATTAAATAACCATATTTGTCAACAACATCCGCGGCTGTCATTAAGTCAATTTTACCAACAAAATTTCCCTCTGATATATATCTACTATCCGGAGATTTATGATAAAATGTAAGTACTGGATTCCATAACTCAACATCATAGTCATCTTCAAGCATCTTAAAATGCCAAAATTCTCTATCCGTGATGAGCATATCTCTAAAAGCCCTCTCCTCTAATTCTTGCATTTTAAATCTTTCTTCATCAACTTTATACTGATGACTTGCCCATTCCTCTACTAAAGATCTATAATCTTTCCTAAAAAAGTCTTCAATTTCTGGAAGAGACTTAATATTTTCTGGAGCTAATGATTTTTGAGCTTCCTCACTTTGAGGATCCAATCCCATTTCAATCATTTTAGCAATAAGTTTTGACTCTGCATCAGCTAATAAATTCTGTTCAATAAGAGCCCTTTTTTGTTCAAGCATCTCATTATAAGAGGTGTCATCAACAGCTCTAAATTGAATACCATTATATCTTTTAGAAAACTCTCCACAAAGTACATTAATTACGTTTGGAATAATTGGATAGAATTTAAGTTCTAATGCTGATTCGTTTTCTTTGGTTAAAACGTCAAGCATATCAGCGTAGTCATTATCATCAGAAACAATGTAATCTGTTTTATCTATGATCCCCTTGGCAAGTTTATAGTTTTTAAGTAACTTTCTAGCATTCACTCTTAAAAATTCAACACCTTGTATTTCTAACCAATCTATATTCCAAGCTGCCCAATCATCATCTTTATCTTTTTGTGGTAAAAATTGAACCGGTTGTGTAAGGCTTGATGTAGCCTGGTAACCCTCTGCTTTAGCTCCTTTTTTTAAATCTAGTGCGTTGTATAGTTTCATTATTTAAGATTTTTAAAAGCCGCTCTAGAAACTTTACCTGAAATCAAAGACCCCCGGCGTTCTAAATTTTTAAACGGACTATACTTTAATTTATACAAATTTTTTTGATTTTCCAAGTTCTTTGTGCTATCTTCTTCATTTCTTTTAGCAAATCCTCTATTAGACTGCTGTATTTTAGCAAATGCAACTAAAGCGGCAAAAGAAACTAACCGGTCAACGTTTACACCAGGCTGATATGCTAGCATCTCTTTTAATAACATCGGATCTGGGATCCTTTCAATTCCAAACTCTACACTTAATGTGTTTCCTTCGGAGTCAAGTTCTTTGTCAATCTCTTCCCTTAAAAACTCAATTGCATAAGAAATAAGATGGCTTTTAAACAAAGTTCCTGTATTTTTCCAACCATACTCCTGATAAACTGTGGTATTTGAACCTAAGTCTTTTAGAAATAAAATTTGTTGTTTTGGAACAAGGTATCTTTGTTTTCTTTTTGATATCATGTACTGAATAAAAAGAGAGATGTTGTTTTCTACTACAGTCCAAGCGTTATACCATTCTATGATTTTTTCTAATTGCTCATGTGTTTTGTTAATGTCATCATAACGACCACACCAAGCGGCAACAATTTTATCTTTTTCTATAAAAGATTCATACCCATCTGGAGTTTCACGTTTAACTTCTGTGGCAGATTTATAAACATAAATGCTGCACAAAGAATCAGAGGTGGTTGTTTTACCTTCAGAAACAGGGTCAATAGAAGCATAGTAGTTTAAAAACCCAGGATTCTTTGTTGGCCTTTCCCAAACAACTAAAACCCCAGATTTGTCTGTTGTTTGTTTATCAATGGGAAATTGAGATATTGGTAGTTTACTAGTTCTCTTTGCAACAATACCTTCTGCTGTTCTTTCTAGTTCAATACATTCATAAGGAAAATGCTTTTCTTCTATCTTTTTAAGATGTTTAGAAATAAGACCTTGAGGAAATATAGATTCCTTTCTATAAGCAAATGCTTCCGCAATATTAGTGGGGGACTGTGATATCCTAAGTTGATACTGTTCAGGATTTAATTCTGTCTTCCATTTTGCTCTCTGGTTATAAATACTCACTAATGCTTCTGAAACTAATGAGTTACCGTAGGCATCAATAAACGGCGGCATTGACCATTGTTCAGGTATAAATAAACCGGCTAATCCAACAGTATTATCTCCATCTAAAAGATCTGTTTCCACAGCGTATATATCATTATTAGTGGGATTTAATATCATATCCTTAAGAGGTTTGCATTGCTCTAAGTCACCAACAGAACCCGCTGCAATAAACATACCCGTGGTAAGTTGTCCGGATGACATAGCCGGCCTTAAATACTCATACGTCTCCATCATTTTTGGAGCAATGCCGGCCTCTTCATGAAAAAAGTATGTAGTTGGTCCACCGACGCCTGTGGTAGGACTTTTTTCAAATGAAGTACCTTGTATTTTAGATTTTAAACCTTTTGTGGTTTTTCTATTTCCAACTCTAACCTCAATTTGCTGTTGCCATAAGAGAACTTTTTCTGGATTGCTTGGTCTGTACCAAGCTGTATGCTGATTAAGAAAATCTTTATATTCATCTAAAAATTTCCAAGAACCTTTATCATTTATATAGTCCTTTAAACTAGCACCAATCTTACACACACTACCTTCTTCAAACCAATATGTATTTATAATCTTACCCATATGAAAGTAAGAAGAAGCAATCTGACGTTTTTTTAAAATTGCAACATGCTTAAAATTAAGTTCCGCCAGCAACTCATATAAAGCCATATGATACTGAGCATCTCTGACTTTAGCAAACCCATATTTCTTTTCCTCTTTATCATATATCGGAAGAAAATTAAGCCACATGTAGTAATCTCTAGTTAGATACCACACGCGATCACCATTTTTAAAAATTACACCTTTTCTACATTTTTCTTTTTGATCATCCCAATAAGTATTAAAATCTTTAGACCTAAATGGTGATGCGCAATAAAAACCTTGCTCTTCAAAGTTTCTAGATTGTTGATTAAAATCTGAAGATGTCTCATCAAATTGATATTCCCCAGGAATTTTAAAAATAGAAATTAAAAAATCAATAAACTCCTGATCCGTGTCAAATTCTGTAACGGTCCATTTTTTATCTTCATATGTTGGTATAATTCTACTCACCCACTATCACAGCTAAAATATCATTGTGAGAAATTAACAAATGCTTTTCACCATTATGATACATTTCTTGGGCATTTGCGTAATCTACATACTGAACCAACTCCCCAACATTAATATCAGAAATTTCTTTACCAACTCCAACAACATAACCTTGACAGGTTTTTTCTTTGGCGCTGTCTGGTATAATAATAGTAGTGCCTGGAAAAAATTGTTCAGGTTTTTTTTCCAGTATCAGTATTTTTTTCCCTATCGGAATTATCTTTTGGTTTTTCATCTTTTATTTTTTTATATTTTTTTTTATTTATTTCATTAATAAACAAACAGTCATCCCAATAACAAAAAATTAACTCTATATTTTTATTCATCGTTAGGGTTTTAATAAATGTTTGTAAGTATCATAAGAGGGGTCAAAAGTTGAATAGTTTTCTGTAATTTCTTCTCCGGGATTTATATCTCTTAAAGCTTTTCCAGTGGCGCCATCTACAGTAGGATCATCAGCATGATTAATATACATAGTATCATCAATGCAATGATGAACATTGTCACCAACAACCCAAGTGTAAGTATCCATATAAAAACTTGAAAAAGCACTAAGGGCTTCAGTATCATATTTTTTAATTTTTTGTATACTATTTTCATAAACCAATGAATCTTTTGGAATAAATTCAGCAGCAAATAAACCTAACCCCTTACCGGCTGATTTGTCAATTAACGTTTTAAATAAAATCATAACTGCTTTTTAAAATCTGTTAAGTAATTGTCATCAGTGTAATAACCGCGATTAGAATCTACAGTATAAATATTTCTATCAATTCTATAACCAGGATTATTGTTGATTCTGACAAATGTATAAGCTTTATCAATCCAAATAATTCTATTATTGGGGTAAATAAAATAATTACCGTTGTCCATTTTAAAAACATGGCCACACTTATGCTCATATGTTTCAGAAAAATTTGTGTCCAGCATTGATTTATTCTCATGCGACCAATCAAGAGTGAACATATACACACCCAATCTTTTAACCCCACTAATTGAAATTAGTTCCGCGCTTAATGGATAAAGTCTAGCTCTTACTTGAACATCAATATACGGGCTAAAGCTATCCCAATAAACATGTTCTGTTAGTGGTAAAACCTCTGCATCTGTTTTCCAACAAAAAGCATGAATGGGCCTACGAGTCCAGTTCACCCCATTCTCTAAAAAAGCCTCAAACAAAGGGACCATACCCTCTATTGATGCTACAGTATGTAAATTTGCTACAGTATATTCACCATGACCTCGTTCATGATTGAATAAAAACTCATTGCGAATAAAGCAAGGAGTGAGCGGGAGATTATGATTTAAATAGGCCATTATATTTGATCATATGCTAAACCTTGACCACCTCTTACATGACTCTCTTGTTCTTGAACCATGTCATTAAAAGCACCTTTGTATGATTGTCTTATCTGTTCAAACTTAGCTGCTGCATTAACTAAAGAATTAATATTACCATCACGACCATGCTCAATAGCTGTTGTTTCCATATACTTTGCAAGTCTATCAAGCATTGATTTAATTCCTTTGTATGCTCTGTATGTTGGTGTTTCATAAAGTTTTTTACATATCAAAAGAGCATATACAATTGCATCATCCTCAACAGATTCTTGCAATTTAACCTCATCAATTATCAAATCTTCCTTTTCCACTTCTGAGACATTAAAGAAAGGATTCATATCTGGATTTGGGCAGGTCATGTAAAATAAATACTGATAAACGGACATATATGTATCCGGGTAATTGTCCATGATTGCTTTTAAAGAACTGATTGCATAGCAATGTTCTGTTGGAATTGTCTTTCCGTTTTGTATATCAAATAATCTTATTATCATTTTTTATCTTTTATCCAATGCATTAATGTATTAACTTCATCCTTTAAATAAGGGAGATCATAAAAAACAATATCCTCAATTACAGGTTCACCATTAACATGTTCAATTATAGGGTATCCATTTTTATCATTTCCAAGTTGCACAAATTTTACATGTTGAAGCGTGAGCTTTCCAACGTTTAATCTCGGGTTGTGCTTCTTTATAATATACGCATAAATACTCAATTGTAAATTATAATGATTGAGATTGCAATTATCTAAATGAGAGAGAGGCGGTTGCATTTTTTCAGATACACCCTCCCAATTTGTAAAACTTGTTTCTTTAATTTCTTTGTTTGTTTTATAATCCGTGATGTTAACTGTATTGTTAAATATCTCAACTAAATCAGCCTGACCACAAATACCAACAGATTTCAAATAAACCAAATGTTCAGGATAAATACCATCCGATAATCTTTGATCTGAAGAAATCTTAATTCCATTTTCAACAATTGGCTTTATGATAGGAAGATCAAAACCATCTTTACTGATATACTCAAACTCAGACATATCTGATTCTCTTTGATGATGATACCAATTACCTAATGTGATAGCCCTTTGGGTTTCTCCTTCCCAAGCAGCTATAATCTCAGCTTCTGTCATTCCATACCACTTAGATTTTTTGTTTCCGGCTGCTTTTTTTGCTGCAGCTGCTGAATCAAACTTGGGTTTAAACATCCCAATAAAGGATGTGACACTAATCCAATTTATATCATCATTTTGAACACTTTTGTATTTATGCCCATCTTCACTAAAAGTAAGCGCCATATTTTAGTATTTAATTTTTATATTTCCAGTTACACTTGACACCCATTCCACAGGTAAAGAAGCTGATACAGAAAGATTATCTAATATTTGTACTTCATTCTCTTCTTCAGGCAATATGTTTTCAATAGAAACTTCCTCGTCAAAAGCATTATTATCTTTTACCAAGTCCATAAAATTATCAATAAAAAAATCTTCACTGTTAATTGCTTTAGCAACTAACATTTTAGATCTAACATATTTACCCAATTCAGCATTGCTTTTAATAGATTCAATCTCGGATTCAAAAATTTCAATCTTCATAGTTAATATTTGTTTTAAGTGTTTGTTCGGTTTGCTCATCCATGACAGCTTTCCACTTATCAAGTGGGCAACTAGAAGATAAAGCCCGGGTTTTAAATTCTAAACTGCACCCACATTCCCCACAACAGGGCTGGGTTCCATACATAACACACTTTGAACCTGTAGTATCAAGCCGGTCACACGTTTTACATATAGACCATCTTAAAGCAGCTTCCGCCTCTATGTGCTCCTTCTTAAAGATATTATTTTTAATCCCCTCAAGTATCTGAGTGCTATTTGCAAAAGCCCCTAAAAAATTTTTTAAGCTCATAGTTTATCTTTTGAATATTTTTCCTTTTTGAATTTTCTTTTATCTTCTAAAATCTCCTCATACTCGGCATTTATTTTTTCAAGCTGTTCAATTTTTTCTTTTACCGCCACTGTTTTTTCATAACCATGATATGTGCTTTTAGCAAGATTGCCCAGGATATCTTTGTTTCTTTTAATTGTTTTTTCTAGTTTTTGTTTTCGTATTACAAATGTGCCAAGACCTTCAATATAAACTCTGGTGCTAGTTAAACCACTTAAGTTTTTTCTAACCTCTGCATAAAAAAAATCTATAAAATCTGAGACAACTTTAGAATGTACTCCCACTTCTTCAGCAATATCTTTTTCAAAATCTTTATACTTTTTGGGGTTCACTACCAAGTATTTTAAAGTCTAAAAAAATATTACCTGAAGCTGTAATCTGCATATCGTCATTAATCCTTATTGTCTTTTTGTTTTTCCCATGTTTGGTTATAAGATTCTTAGCATGAGCTTTAGCCAAAGCGTTTCTAACGGATTGCTCACTTTTGAAAATCTTCATATTAAAAACAGTGCTGCAAAATTTAGTCAGTTCCACATCTTGGTTTAAAGCAAGTTGTGTCAAACAATCCAATTCAGCTTCCGTGACATGAATTGAATTGAAAAAACAATATGTGAAAATCTGATATTTCACAGCATTTTCAGATGTTGTCTGAACCTTTTTTTCAATTTTTTGTACAATCATATTACAAACTCATTATAACATCAATAAGCCTAGGATCCGGGTAAACATCCATCTTGTCCCTCCTTATATTAGTGTGAGACAACAAACCTTTAACCTTACCGTAATAAGCATCATCTTGGTAATCAAAAGCTTTATTGACACCCTGGGTTTTAATCCATTGATACAAACCAGCTCTCAAATCAATCCCATCTCTTTCACCAATAAATCTTAACCATTTAGATACAGCATCAATCTGTTTATCAGAATATCTATGCCAATTCACAAATCCCTTAAACGGGGTGTCTAGCTTAATAACCTGCTCAGGCGCTGCAGTACTTTTGACATAGGTTTTAAATTTGGCATCTAAATTCCCCATTGAACAGATTTCTAAACCCACAGCCCTGCGATTCATATACCCTGATCCTGAGTTACCTATGTGCCAAGCATTATTACCAGTCGGAAAAGCCTGCACCATAATTCCATCATTTTTGTCTGAGCTTGTGACATGATTCTGACCCCCTAAAACAAACTCAGTACCCACACGCCCTCTGGTGTCTTTTGCCCACATGTCAATCGTGAAATATGGGTTATCATTGCCGGCCGTGTGATGAAGAATAGCGTATTCTTTAGGCACATTATCATTAACATACTCATTTTTAGGCATATAATACTTATGTATTAATTGCTCATAATTGTTTGCATAATAGTTAGCAGATAGATCTGTGTCTTTATCAATAGCCTCCATAAAACCCCCCTTTGACAAAAGAAGTGTCCATGTGGTATTTCCAACAACACCATCCGGAAAAATTTCATGGTGCAGCTGATAGTTTACAACAGCAGCCCTAGTTACATCACCAAATACACCATCTGCCTTTAAGCCCAGTATCTGCTGTAGCTTTCTTACTTCCTCTCCCTTATCCCCCTTTTTTAGCATCTTCATACTTAATCTCTCTTTAACTGTCTACGGGGTGCCTCTTCCAATTCCTCATTTTCAGATGGATCCTGGCCATCTTCAGGGTTATTCTCAGCAAAAACCTGGGCAATAAACATTTGAGCTCGTGCCCGTTTTGCTCTAAGCTCCTCAATTTCAGTGAGTAAAGATTCGTATTTAACCTGAATCTCCAAATGTTTTATATTAGAAGAATAAAACTCTGAGATCTCTTCCCGCCTTTTGGCAATTTCCTCCTTTGAAAGTTGCGTGGCATTTTGTTGTTCTAAGTTGTTTTCCATTTTTTATTTGGTTTAATTAATGCAAATATACCAAATAAAGTTAAATAAAAAATGTTTATGTATTTATTTTTTTATTTAATGCCTCCAATAACTCGGCACACCTTTCATATTCCTCTAAACCCTCATAGTATTCAATCACATCCTTTATAGTATTCTCACTTATTTCCTTATCCGGGTCATGAACTAAAAGTGTCACATTCCCCTTATTAGTATCTTCATCTAATAGATCTGTGAAGCTTACCTTATTAGTAATGATTCTATAAGTGCTATAATAAGCTTTTTCAAGCTTCTTTTCAAATTCAATATGTTTGTCCATATTATAATATACCAAATTTTTTTTATACTCCCCAAATTTACTACCCCCCATCCATTTAGGTGGGAAATATACCCCCCCTCCAGATGGCACTGTAACTGAAAGTTTTTTATTTAGTGCATTGTGTGGGGGTGCTATTGAACCGCTCCCCGGCTACAATTTGACCGGGGTTGGCCCCCCGGATAAACTTAACCTCTAAA